AATTATGGTATTGTCACGACAGGGCGACATGAAACCCTCCCTGTTGTGTCTGCCTCATATAACTGGCCCTCTGATAGCTTCCTTTCTCTATGTGCATCAGGGGGTCTTTTTTTTTAGTATCTCATACGCTATTATCTACAACATATAGACGCACCCACAATGGACGGTACTATGGGAACAGATGTAGAACAAAATAATAAAATAGGCGTAAATACGGGTAATCGTGGCAAGGGTAGACCTAAAGGCGCGATGAACAAAAATAGTAAGTTGCTCAAAGATGCGATACTTGAAGCAGCAGCCCGCGCTGGGAATAAGTTCGGCAAAGACGGTTTGGTTTCTTACTTAGAAGAACAGGCAGAGAAAAACCCAACAGCATTTATTAACCTCATGGGCAAGGTTCTACCGTTACAGGTCAAAGCTGACATCGAAGGTGAAGTCGATCATGTGGTGAGGGTTGAATGGCAACCCCCGCATTAGTTGAGGTCAGACAGACCGCATACAGCCCGCGCAAGATAGCTTTGGACTTCCACAATAGGAAAGAACGCTTTGCGATTATTGTGGCTCACAGACGCTTTGGTAAGACCGTAGCTGTAATTAACGATCTGATTAAATACTGTTATGAATGCCCGCTAGACAACGTGCGGGTGGGCTACATTGCCCCGTACCTTTCCCAAGCAAAAGCGGTAGCGTGGGATTACGTTTTGCAGTTCACAGCAGATATCCCGAATGTAAAAGTAAACCACAGCGAACTGCGCGTAGACTTTGACAATGGTGCGCGGTTCCGTCTGTTCGGTGGGGATAACTTTAACGCTATGCGCGGCTTGTACTTCGATTATGTCTGCATCGATGAGTTTGCTGACTTCCCTGCATCGGCCTATCCAAACGTCATCAGACCAGCCACTGTGGATCGCAAGGGTAAGATCACACTGATCGGTACGCCCAAGGGCAAGAATGAGTTTTGGGAAATGTGGGACGCAGCCAAGCGTGACCCCGATTGGTTTACCGCGATGTACAAGGCATCGGACACAAACTTGTTAGACGAAGACGAACTGGCAGATGCCCGCGCGATGATGGGCGAAAATCGCTACCTTCAGGAATTTGAGTGCAGCTTTGAAGCAGCCATTGAAGGGGCATATTATGGGAATGAAATGAAAGCGGCTACGGATGATGGTCGCATAACTATGGTTCCATACGATCCAGCGCTTGGCGTTGTAACATCTTGGGACTTGGGAATTGGAGATAGCACCGCAATTTGGTGGTCGCAGCACTTATCCAGCGGTGAAACACGGATCATTGACTACTACGAAAACAGCGGGGTTGGCTTAGATCATTATGCGAAAGTTCTGTCGGAAAAACCATACCACTATGAACAACACATTTTGCCGCACGATGTTCAGGTCAAAGAATTGGGTACGGGAAAGAGCCGACTTGAAACACTTGACGCGCTGGGCATACGGAACATTGAGATTGCGCCGAAGCTGAGTGTGGATGACGGTATACAAGCCGCACGATCTATGCTTGCCAGATGCTGGTTTGACGAAGAAAAGTGCGCACGGGGCATTGAGGCATTGCGTCAGTATCGCAGAAGTTTCGATGAAAAGAACAAAGCATGGCGTGGCAGACCGCTTCACGATTGGACATCACACGGTGCCGATGCGTTTAGATACTTAGCTGTTGGATACAGTCCCACGCAGCAATGGGGGCCGCCCATTAGAAGGAATTTGCGCGGGATTGCCTAGTGTGCTATTGTGGCCTCAAACACGGGAAGAAAAAATAATGCCTCTAACGCAAGAACAAATGGCGGCAATGAACGCCTCTGCAAGTTACGACAGTAATATCACAGATACGCGGAATGCGGCCTTGGCATTACAAGGTGGCCCTCTTGCGAATAAGATATTGAGTAACAGCACTTCGTGGACTGAGAAATATGGTGCGCCTGTAAATGGTGTCGCCGCTGGTGTTCAGCCAGTATCTGGTGCCGCTCCACAAGCTAAAAGCATTCTTGGTGGTGCTGGTAAGGGGGGAATTAAGTCTAAAGCGCTAGACCCTGTCGAAGACATGGACTTGATCAATGAACAAGTTGAAAAATACAACAACGATGGCAACTTCGGTTACTGGAACCAAGACCCAGATGGAATGTATCGTTGGGTAAGTGCGTTTCAGGATGCTACAGACGGTGGCGGTCAAGACAAATATGGCACAGCGTTTTACGGGGGTGGGCCTATTTCCATGATCGGCAACGCTCTGAAGATAAGACCATCTGGTATGGCCCGTGCAAAGGATGAGAAAGGGAATTACCTAGTAGATCGTGCTGACATTGGCTACCGTGACTTAAAGGATATGCGGGATCGTGGCGGGCCACAGGCATCAGGTGGACGCTTTGAGGGCGCTGGGCAGTACAGTGAATTTGCTAACTTGGTTGCGGGGGAGCAAGGTGAGCGTGAGCTATATCCAACAAAAACAGACTATAGCAAAATCGGTTTGATTTCACCGCCGCCATTGCCAAGCGTTTATGATAGTCGCGGCAACATGAAGCCGAAACGCAATATCGCACGGTCACTGCTGGGAATGTACTAATGCCACGGAAAGAAATCGGTGAGGGGCTAAGATGAACCTGTTAAAGTTTCTTTCAAAGCCAGCCAAAAAGGCTGTGAAGGATATGCCAAAGCCGACAAAGCCGAAGCCAGAGGTGCAGAACCTGTTTAATGAGGAACTGTACCATTACACGCGTTCTAAGAGCATTGATGATGACATTATGAACCCTGATCGTGGCTTTCATGGTAGTGCAATTGATCGTTTAGGCATACATGCTGGAACAAAGCAGGCTGCATTGGATCGTGGTTTTCATGGTCATTACGGTGCAATGGTGAACGGTGAGCCGCAGTTTGAAACTGGAACAACATTACCGTTATTAGCGCGTACTGATAAACCTTTTACAAAGCCCAATGGTGAACCTTGGACTGAATTTGAATTGCGTGATTTTGTCAATCAATACGCCGAAGACAACAAGATAGAAGATCGTGCGGACGTAGCCACAGCATTGCGGCGTGATTTGGCAGCGGCTGGGTACACGAATGTACCATACATCAATGCGGTAGAGGACGCTGGTAGCGTAAGTCAGATTATGCTAGTTGACAGGCCAGTAAATGACTTAGCGGTGTTGCGCAGTAGGTTTGCCAAGTTTCAGGATGCCTATGGGCCACAACTTGGTTTGTCAGTGGCTGGTGGTTTGATGTCACCACAAATCATGGATTATCTTGCAAAAGTAGAGCGGGAAGAACGCGATGGCTTATAACTTTATTGATTATTTGCTGGGCCGTAAGCCAACACAAGAAGACCGTCAGGCAGGTTACTTTGGTGACACTATGTCTAAGTTCGGGAATGATGAACTGGCGGCAGCGCAATATTTGTTAGAAAATGCGGGTACAGTAGCTGCGGACAGTTTGCCTGAAGAAATGGGCGTATATCGCAATGTCCTTAGTTATCCAGCAGATTTGGTTAATGCTGCATTGTTAGGTGTTGTTGGTGGCAGTCAAAAGGCAGCGGCTGGGGTAGCTGAATTACTAGCAAATGACGAATATGAAAGTCGTGCAGCGCGTGATATATTAGGTGGACTTGAGGTTGTAGGTGTAAGCCCACAAGGTCGTGCGATATCTTTGCTCACAGCCCCTGCAAAAGCTGCCGTAGCAGCCCGTGCGCCTTATCTTTTATCTGATGTTAAATATGCAACCAGATCACTTGCAGAAGGTGATTTAGAGGGCGTGAGAGATGCATTCTATGAGGGCGGTGTACCCGTGGGTGTTGGTGCGGATGCTGTTAACCCTGCTGGCGAAGTAATGAGTTACTCCGATGTAGAAGTATTAGACCCGCGTGATGTTATCGGTGCTACATTTTCACCAACGCCAGCGGATTTGACGAAAACAGGTGGATTTTACACGGGTATTGATAGCTCTGGAACAACGCGTGTAACCCCTTTAATGGGCGGGCCATTATTTCCTTTACAGGAAACCTATCGCGATGCAGGCGTTGGGTGGCTGGTTGATAGCGCGTCC